CTCATAGACCATGTAATAGTTTCCATTTAAGATTCCATTAGCTTTGTCTGGGTTAGTGAACTCAAGTTGGTATTTTCTATAACCATACTCCTCATCATCCCACTTGTTTGCTTGACCAGAAAACAAGTAACCTTCATGCATAAACTCTGCAATCCACTTAACCATGAACGATTGCTCAATTGAATCTCCTGGAGAGATCTTTGGTGGAAATTTGATACTCTTAGGAAATTTAACAACAATTTCTTTAGCCCAAACTTTGTTCGGATTAGAATCTTTGCAGTGATACTCAGCAAATACCAAATGTGTTCTATCAAAACAAGATGCATTGAATGCAGAGTGGTATCTAGCTGAAGTCCAGTATCTAATTAGTTCTCCGTTGGCTTCAATAGGATACGCTTGTTCTTTTTCAATATCATAAAAGTAAGAACCTGCTTCATCATTAATTGGTAGATGAATCTTATTGTCTGGATCCCTGTGGAATCTTAGTGATTGATTTGGGACTAGGTTGAGGAAAGTTGCACGATTAATCTTAATTGGTAGTGCTTTGAATACTTCTTCAAAGATTGTTCCTTCCAAGTACGATTCTACACGAGTGTTCTCAACATAGAAATACTTTAGGCGATCTACACCTTCATTTGGTAAGCACGCATTAAGAAAACCAGCCTTAGCCATTAGTGGTTTGAGTTGTTCCCATTCTTCACGGACACGAACTGGATCAAATTTGATACCAGTCTTCTCAACAACATCTCTCATTGTATATCTGCTCATGCTCTAGTCCTAATAGATGTGTTGTGGATAGAAATATATGTTTCTAAGTCAAAATGTCCAAATGGTGGTTTATCAATCTGGTCGCAAATTTCATAGTCTAAATCTTGATACCACCTATTCTCTTTTGCAAATTCTTCTGGCTCACAGTGTAAATCAAATGCTTCCTTATGTGCAATAAACACGCCAACCACTTCATTTTTATGGTTTAATCTATCTGTCATTGCTACAAGAACTGCGTGCTCTTTAGTCTTAACAGACCAGATATATTCAATCTTGTCTGGATCACCTTTTCTTAATCTCATCATTTCACCTTTTGATATACTATGCTAGAACATTTTCCACCGAAGCCATAAGAGTTCTTCATGAAGGAATCAATATTTAGAGCAGTTTTTTCTTTAACAATTTTTAGTTCTTTTTCAAACGAACATTGAGTGAAGTTCGCTGTTGGTGGAATGATGTTATTATTCATTCCTTCTATACTTATGATAGATTCAATTATAGCTGAAGCACTCATGGTATGACCAAGATGTCCTTTAGAGCCAGTAATATAGGCATCTGGAAACATTTTATTCATTGCTTCATATTCAACAATGTCACCAAGAACAGTTGAAGTTGCATGAGCACTAATAAAATCTACTTTATCAAGACCACTTCGTTCTAGTGCAATACGTGAAGATTCAAGAGCACCAGTTCCTGCATCCGACGGAGAAGTTGGGTGTTCACATTCAGTATAAAAACCAAGACCTTTGATTTCAGCTAAAATAGTTGCGCCACGTGCTACTGCATTTGCCATAGTTTCGATAACAAACACTCCAGCACCCTCACCCATAACAAGCCCATCTCTTTGATCGGAAAATGGTTGACTGATGTATTCTTCGTTTCGTTTTGATAGTGCTTGTAATACCTGGAAGAAAAACATGTCATACTTATCTGACATCATGTCAGTTCCACCAACGACTGCATAGTCGCAATCACCAGCTTTGATACATTTAATACCATAATCAATAGAATATAAACCAGAAGCACAAGCAGAAACCATAACTGTGCTTGGACCATTCCACTTGTAGTGAGTAGAGATTACTGTAGACGTGTAGTCGTAAGAAACACCAAGAGCATTGAATGGATTTGATTTAGTTCTACCACGATGCCAGTCTGTTTCAAGTTTTTCACGTGAGTCATTACCACCAGCGATACTGGATATAATTGTAGCTACACGATTTGATTTGAAGTTGGATTGGCGAACTGCTTCGTCAGTTGCAACCATCGCTGCTTTGGTTAGCGATGGAAGATGGCGATACTCTCGTTCAGTCAGAATGTCGCTAGTGTCGCAACAATTTGCTCTGAACACAGTGAATGCGGGATCCGCACTGGGATCCCACGATTTGATTAAATGAGTTTTTGATTTTATTTCCAGAGAAGCAAGAAATGTTTCTTTTACATTTTTGCCAATGGAGTTGAAGGTTCCATAACCTGTAATAACGAAACGTTCATGCATAAAAACTCCATGATATAAAAATTGTTAATTAAGCTGTTCTGTCGTCAATGCTGTGATAATGAGTTCTTAAAAATCTTGCAGCGTCTTTCATTTTATTATGGTGGGCAGCTTCAATAGTTGAACTTGCCGCAACTCCTGGTAAATCTCCTGGTCTTAAAGCAGGTGGATTAGAATTTTTATCAACATAATAGTTGTTCCTATCTCCGTTGTTACCAAAAGTGGCTAACTGATAAGCATCATCATATGTATGATAGTGAGCCATTGCATTATTTAATAGCGATGACAATGTATTTAGGTTTGCTGCCGATATAACTTGATCAGCAGCAATAACAGCTCTTAGATTAGCAATGTCAGTGGCTAGAGACCCTAACCCAGTCCATGTAATACTTTTCGGATTACGTTCTGTTTGTGCCATTTTATGCTCCTACTATTTCCTCTACAGTGTTTGGAACTACAATAGTTTCATCCCAAATTTCACTATCCCAAGTAGGGGTATCACTTGTTACAAAATATAAAACTTGTGAATCAATATTTGACGCAATCAATGGTTTTGTGAAAAATTCTAAAACCAGTTGTATCTGTTCTTCTCTTGTATCAATCTCACTAACAACAGTTTTAATATATTGAACAGTTTCTTGATTAAACGTAACGCTTAAGAAACTTTCAACCAATTGCTCATAAAAAGGATCTACAATCGTATAATCTTTTGTATAAACAAAACTCTTTTTGTTAGTTCTATGATTATTTAGATCACTAACAACCAAGCGAACTATTTTTTGGTTAGCAACTTTCTCGTCAGAAAATTTCAAATCCGACAAAGATGGATGTTGCTTAACAAAATCAAAAAAGATTTTCTTGTGTTCTTCTAATGTCATTTAATAAAACATTCAACTAATTTAACACCAGCATCTAGATTAGTTTCTAGTGCCTGCCCAAACACGTTTGGACCATCACCAACGATAGCTTTACCATCTTGATTACAGATGATAGTTTGTCCTTTGTGAATTGGACCAATAACCTTAACTGGAACACGACCAACTAAACCAATAGCCTGTCCTTCAATACCATCATTCATAACGTGAGCAGGTGCAGTAGAAATTACACCAATAACTCTTTGACCACTTTGGAATGATGCTGTTGCTTCAGCTTCTCCAGCTACTGCAACTACCATAACTGTACCAGCTTCGTATTGTTGATCAGTTGTATATTTTTCTGCCAAGTCAGCGTACTGTGCTGAAGTTGCACGACCATAGATGATATTAAATCTATTACCAGTTTGTCCAATATCACCAGATCCGTTTGTTCCAGTCTTTGTGATAGCAGATACTGTTGGGTTTAGTGTTAATGCAATAGTAGGATTACCATCCTTACCATTAGCATTTGTTAATTCTAAAGAGTTACCAACCGCAAGAGATCTGACAACTGCAGAGTTTGTTGCAGTTCTTACTAAGAATCCATCGCCAGTAGTACCAGAAAGACCAGCAAGTGTTGCTGAATATGCTTGAACATCAAGACCGATTGCAACACCAAGGTTAGATCGTGCACCAGATGCGTTAGAAGCACCAGTACCACCATCAGCAATAGCTAAGTCAGTGATACCAGAAATAGCACCACCAGTAATATTTACGTTGTTGGCATTCTGTGTAGCAATACTACCAAGACCAAGATTTGTTCTAGATGAAGAAGCAGTAGTGCCACCAGTACCACCGTGTTCAATCTGAACGACACCATCTACGTTTGATGCATTACCAGTTAATGTTCCAGTTACGTTACCAGTTACGTTACCAACAACGCTACCGAGTAAATTACCAACAAAGTTGCTAGTAGTAATGTTACCAAGAGCATCACGAAGAACAACAGTGTTTGCCACTGCAGAAATTGATGGCGAACGACCATGTACTAAGTCAGCATCTAAAGTCGAACCAGCACCACCATTACCTTCTAGTAATGATAAAATATTAGTAGCAGTGAATGAAGCTGTGTCTAACTTCAACCCAACTTCTTGGTTAATTAAAAAGAAATTATCATCAACCTCTTGAATAGTTAATGGACGTTCTTTATCAGTTCTTAAGTTAATTGCTGCCATTATTGACCTTTGTTAATTAGCTGCATCAGTAGCGATTTTATTTCTGTAACTTGCTCGTTGATACTATTTATTTCTTCTCTCATCGTGGCAACTTCATTTTTCATTTCTTGCTTTTCGTGAAGTTGTTGCATGGCTAGGAGTTTCGCATTCTGATGATTTTTGTAAGATGTTTTATCAACATTAACAATCCCACCAGAATACGAATCTTTTCTTAAATTAGAATATCCTTCAACCTTATGTAACATATTCATTAAGATAACGCAAGCATTCTAAAGTTCTTAATCATTGGAACTTGTGTTGGGTTAGAAGATCTCATAGCAATCTTAATCTGAACGTTACGGAAAGAAGTAATTCCTGTCACGTTAATTTCTCTCTCACGGAACTGCCCGAATGTATCAACTGCATCATTCACGAAACCAGTGTCAGTAAATGGTAGTTTGCGAAGGTCTGGGTTACCGTTCCATGCACGATAGTAAACTTTAACTTGTGTATTATTAAGGATACTTGCGTCAAACATAATTTTTAGAGAGTCTGCTTCAGTCGTTAAAGATAGCGGACGAGTGATATAGTTTGCAGAGTTAGAAGCACCTTGTGGAGCAATATCTTCAACAAACTTATCAAGCATAGTGATAGTGAAGTCAGAGTCAGTGATCATATCAATAGTAGCACCAGAAGTAAATGCAGGTGATACAGTAATATTGATTTTATCCAACTCTGGGTTACCAGCGTATGCAGTCTTATCTTCAAAGTTTTGAATATTTGTGATTAGATAAGTTCCGTTTACGTTTGCATTAGCATTAGAGATAACAATATACTTACCGATTTCTGCTGCACCTAATAGATTATCTGCAGTGTCAATATTTGTAGAAATAACACCATTACCATTGCTATTAGAGAATGTCAACACCGCTTGTGAAGATGGAGAAACGATATTGTAAGATCCACCAGTCACAGCAACTGCAGCGTTGGCATTTAGAGTTAAGCTAGTGTTGCTTGCGATAGAACTAACTGTTCCGATAGTTGTACCAGCAGAATTCTTTAGAATGTTACCAGCAAATACTTGTGTCAAGAACGCAGTGTTTGTACCAGTAACTGTTGTTGAACCAGTTGTACAAGTAATTGTTCCAGAACCAGCAGTAGTAATATCAGTTGTTCCGATATCTGCGAACTTCAATAAAGTTCTAGTGTCAATAGCAGAAACGTTAATATTGCTCTGTGTAGTTGAAGAATCAACCAAATTGGTAATTGCATATGCAGAAATTTTCTGCAAGTCAATCACTGGAGATACGTTCTCGTTTGTAGATGTCAACGATGCTTTAACTAGAACTGATGATTTCTTCAATAATGGGTTGGAAGAAAGAACTGTTTGGTTCTCGTAAGAAGCGATGTGACGACGTGAGTCGAACAGATAGTTGGCATTAGAAACAACAGGAGTCCATCCAGAGAATGTTGTATCTTCTAGTTGAGTGTCAACATAGTAATCTAGTCTAGTGTCTTGGAAGTTCAAATCAGAAGTCTTCAGGTAAATAGCATCCATCTTCATACTACGAGTGCAAGTTACAGTGTTACCACCATACTCACCTTTAACGAAGATGCTGTTAGTTCCACCAACCAGAAGGTTATTTGAAGAACCATCAACAGTTACTAGATTAATAACGAATGTATCTTTGTCTAAACCAACAGATTCAACTGTATGTGCTTTGTTTAATAACGCACTTGGAATACCAGTAGCAGCAGAAGCAGTTCCTATGTTTCCAGATGGAACACCACCAATCACTACAGTTTCACCAGCTAAGAATCCATGATTTGGAGCATATACACGAATGTAGTTAGTTCCTGGAGTAATCTCGAATGGGTTGTTTGGCAGAGTGTAAACAGGAGGATTTTTAGCCTTGAACAGAACATCAATAGTGTTTGTTGTATTAAACTTAGCTTTACGTAGAACAAACTTGATGTCTAGTAGCGGATTAATCTCCCACTCTTTAGCATTTTGAGAGGCATATAGAGAACCCATCAATGGTTGTACACCGATGATGTTACCAGTCACTAGATCTGTTTTACCTAGTTCAGAAACATAAACTTGGCATCCTGGCTCATCTGTTAAAAGAACGAAGCAGTATGTTTCTCCATCTTGCAGATAAACTGGAGATGGGAAAGTGATAGTTGTAGCCAAAGAAGAAGTCGCTGAGATATTCATCTGTTGTGGTGTTAGTGTAACTTGTGAGAATGGTACAATCTTAGTAGATGGAACACCATTATTAGTTGTACGAATCTCAACAGTTACTGGACGATTGCCAGCTTGAGCAAAGAACAGATCCATAGAAGTGATAAATGCACCACCTTCAGAACTGATTGTGAATGTTTGAGCAATCGGATCACCACCAACAAAGCGAGTATAAAGAACACGAGTATTTGTTGTAGTACGACGAGTTGGAAGTTCTTGATATAAACGATCTTGAACGAAGTTTACGCTACGACTAGAAACAACTGTGCGTTCTTTAGTTAATGCAAAACCTTGAGAGTAATAAACTGTAGAACCAGTTGAGTCGAAGTCTGCATCACTGTTGCTGATATTATCAATCAACTTGAACGTGCGTTCACCAGTGCGGAATGCTAATTGTTCGTTATTTGGTAGATAGAAAACACCAACTGCATTACCAAGGATGTCAGTTCTAATATCGTCACCAACCTGCTTCATTGTAGAAGCTACTGATGCAGAAGTATTATCATTGATACCGATTAATGTTGCAGCATTATAAGAAGAAGTAGTTCCAATATTAACAGAACCAGTTAGATATTCACCAATACCGAATCCGTTTTTAATATTAACAGCCCAAACTTCTTGAGTTAAAATACCATTATTGTCTTCAGAAGCAATATATCCTTCAGAAGCGATAACTGCTGATGCCTTTAGACGTAATAGTTTACCTCTGTTATCGCCACTATATGAACCAGTACTATATGCAGAGAATGCAGCTACGTTAGTTCCATCAATATTACCTAATGTAACAGTTTGACCAGAAACTGAAATAACCTTAAACTTGCGTAGGTTTAGTTCTTTGGAAGTAGAAGTTGTGCTTGTGATACCAACACTTGCTGGTATAACTTGATTTTCTTGTAAGTCATCTAGATTCTTAGTATCATATGCATTATGATAATCCAAGTTATAAAGAATAACATGGTGTCCTGGAAGAATGTTAGAAGTGTCAGCAACAGTCAAAGTAAATGATGCTGCTGGAGATACTAGATTAGTAATAGCACTGATGCTTACGGCACTATGTGTATTGTTAGTTAAAACATCACCAACAGAAAAGGCAGGTTCAATTTGACCAGCATAAGAACGTTTAACATCATCAGATAAAACGTTGTCTCTCATCGCAGCGTCGCTGAAATTGAATGGTGTAGTGCCAACACGTTGTAATAAAAATTTGTCTGCTGGTTTAATATAATCACCAACTGCAGTACTATCAAAGAATCCCCAGAACACTGTATCTGGTTTCAAGTTTTGAGCAACGAATGTTACTGGACGAGCACGCATGTAAGGGATATAAGACATATCCACAACACGATCGCCATAGTCTTGTGTATTAACAGAAGTGTTTAGAGTTGTATTGATACCTGAACGAGTATTAACACCAGTCCATTCATAAATTGTAGTCTCAAACCCAGTTACAGTATTACCACTCTGTGATTCCCAAACATTACGACCAGCATCTGATACAGAAGTCCAGTTAGTCTGCCATTCGTTCCACTTAGTGCCAGTAACACCCAACTGCTCAGCCATAAACTTAATAGCATCATAGTTGTTATTATCAGTAACAGTTAAATCTGGACGACGAATAGTATCTTTCCAGTTATCACCTTCTGGGAACATAGTGACTTGTCCCTTGAACGCACCAACAGAAACTGCAGTGACGTCTAGTGAACGAGTCGCATTGTTGTTGAAGATGAATGTAGATTCAGTATATGGTAGAGTGATCAAATCACCAGTCTTTTTATATTCTTTGTAAAGACGATCTGAACCAGATGTTAAATCTTCAACGATGTCTAATGCAACTGTTTCGTGCATTGGACGAAGAACTTTATTTGATGCGTCTACAGCAATTTTGTAGTCTGCATGTTTAACATCACCAACACCATGTCCTACAAATTGATCAACAATAAATCCGTTTTTGAATTTATCAAGACCAGTTGTAGTGTCTTTAATCTGCATAGTTGCAGTATCTTTTTCTAAAAGACTTAAAGAAACATAGTATTCTAAGTTAGTAATACGACGATCTAGTTTACCAATATCAGCCATAGTGTAGCGACGATTATCACGTTGCTTGATAGTAACATCGCTAACTTTCTTAGTGTATGGTGGAATTGCAACAACTGCAAGAACCATACCTTCTTTTGGATCTTCTGGCTCTTGTGGATCTAAAGATGGCACACCTTTAATAACATTGAATCGACCAACAGAGTCAAGAGTGATCTTATCTTTACGTCCAAGGTAGTATGCAACTGGAGCAGTTACATCAGAACCAATCTTTGGAATCTCTGGATAGAATGTATTTGTTCCACCAATGATCGGACGGAAATCTAGAACATCTGATAAGCAGATTTCTTTTTTCTTACCAGTCTGTTCATCTGAAACTGAGTATGTAGGAATGTCTGCATAATCAGATAAACCAGAGTATGAATCAACAGAGAAGTAGTTTCCTGGAGAAGCAGTAACAGAGAAATAATCGTATGTTACACGAATAGCACCAGATGGAGTTTGATATCCTGGATTTAGAACTAGTTTTGAATTTGTGTAGTAAGTATCACGTTGTCCGTCATCTAAAGTGTATCGTTCAGTAATATCAATGTAGTTACTTAAATTGAATGCTGAGTAATCTCCTGGAGTCATCCAAACGCTCTTGATTCGAAGAACGTCAGCTTTTTGTAGCTCAATAACAGAACCACCAACGTTTTTCTTAGTAACGATGTCTTCAGTTGCATCTACGTTTAGAGATTTTGTTTTCTCCTGACCAGCTGCATTAACTTGCAACACTGATGCAATTAGGTAGTATGTTCTACCAGCAGTAACGCTACTGAATGTAACTGTTTTACGATTACTATTGTTATCAAAAGTGACAGTAGAAGCAGTGACTGCTACAGGTAAGTTTGTTGTAGTATCAATTAGCAAGAAATTGCTAATATCATCATCAGATAAGAATGTCTCGCCAGTAGTTGTGATTTCAAATGTCACTGATGTTGTAGCAGTAGCAACGTTTGCGAACTTTCTACGAACAGTGATTTGAGTAGACTTAACAGTGTCACCACCAAGAGCATCAACACCACGTAGTGTTTTAACTGTATTATAACCAACAGGGAACAGTAGAGTATTGCTAGTTGGCTCGATTAGTTGAGCACGGAAAATCTGTAGAGCACCACCAGTAACTGAAGCAGAAGCATTTCCAGTTAGAGTGATAGCTACGTTTGTGAATGAAGAAACAACACCAACACGAGTGTTGTTTAGATAAATGACATCACCAGCTTTGATAACACCAGTTAAAATTGCACCAGTTACGCTAACAGTAGTAGAACCTGTAGAAGAAGTACCAGAAGCACCAGTAACAGGTTGTAGGAATGGATAGATGTCAGCTGTAAAGTTTCCAGATGATAATTGTCCTGTTACTTGCTTAACATCGTTTTCGAATGAGTATCCAGAATACATCTGAATATCCATTAAACCTAATTTGTAAACAGTAGCAGTACCACCAGAGTAGTCAGCTGAGTGAAGTTGTACAGAACGAGCACGTGCAGTACCAATAATATCAGAACTACTCGGAGCATTACCTGGTGTTCCGTTTAATGCTTTAACCAGATACACTTTTTCGAAAGTAGAAATATCTGGAGTTTTGTATAGATTAGATACGTAAGTATAGTTACCAATCGAAAGACCGATTGGTTGGTCGTTTAGACGTGCAATGTGATTACCTTCATCACCATTGATGATGCGTGCTTTATCTAACTCAACAAACTGAGTGGCAACAGATTCAACTTCATATCCTTGGATGTATGCTTTACCTGGATCTACTACAACTACAAATTTATCTTGGTCGCCATATGTAACACCAGCAACTGGAGTAACAGGTTCTTCCTCGTAAACACCAAAGTTTGAACCATTGTTCAAGTGTTCACGAGTTGATAGTTTGAATTTGTTTACTTCATAGTTTCCAGACTCATCATAAGTGCGACGAGCAAGAGTCTTTTCTAGTTCTGCATAAGAAGCAGCTTCAATTTTTTGTTGAATCTTACCATCAACAATACGAACCAACTCAATAAACTTAATATTGTCAGTTGATAGTAAATCTAACTTAACTAATGTTAGAGAAATTTTGTAACGATGCGCACCTGGAGCAGCAAAGTTATAAGAACCAGTAGCGTTGTCTAGAATAGACTCATCATCTTCTGGTGTGATTGTTTCTTCTGTTACTTTGAAACCAACTCGGCAGGTTGGAGTTGGTGCAAAACGACCAACGTATAGTTTTAGATCTGGGTTACGAACAAAGATACCATCAACATAGTAAATACCTTGTTTAACTTCAACTGAGTATGCATAGCCTAAAACGTCTGATGATGAATTGCCAGAGTATGTTGTACCAGTTTCACCAATGTCACCAAGTGTACGAACGACTGCAGTAATATCACCTAACTGTGATTCAGCTAGTCTAAAGTTTGTATCGATTTGGTTGTCAGCTTCATAAGCTGTTACGTTTTCACCTGGAATTAAACGACTCGTCAAACCATCCGCAGCAGTACCTTCAATTTTACAGTAAAGAGTAGGAGTTGTTGTGTTATCAACGATATAAGAAGTATCTGCTGAAGTGTCAAGAACACGCAACTTAACACCAGATGTTTCACCAGTAATAATTTTGTTCTTAAAGTTATTGATGTAAGTTGTGACGTCTGTTGTACCAGTGAACAACTCTAATTTAACAAAGTGAACCTGATTGTCTACAGAAACAGAACCTGGAATAACTTGAGAACCATTCTTAAAAATATGGTCACCAAAACGAGAAACCTGATTCTGTAGGATAGTTTGTAGTTGAGTTAATTCACGTGCCTGAACTGCATAACTAGGACGGAAAAGGATACGGTAGAAATCTTTCTCCGCATCGTAGTCGTCAAAGTATGGTTCAGTATTGAAATTTGTAGTCATTCTTCAGCTCTTTACGTAAGTTGATTTTATACTTCTATTTATCTTAGAATTGAATAATTGTTCTAAGAGTAATTGTTTCGTCTTCAGAAGGTGTGAAACCTTGCTTGTTGTCAATATACATCAATTGACCAGAATATTTATCAACGTCTGGTAATCCGACAGATGTAACAGTAAACGTATTTGTCACAGCACTAGTTTTAATAAGAACATCATTAACCAAAGGAATATCGTTATCTAAAGATTGGACTAAAGCAGTATCACTAGTCACTGAAACTACACGATAGCGTTTGTTCTGTTTCGTAGATCCAACATATGTAATAATTGCAGTTCCGTTAGTTTCAGATCCAGAAATAGAAGTAGGAGCAGTAGAAGATGTGATACCAGATGCAACTACAGTATAAATTCTATCTTCATACCAAAGGAAGTCTCCTAGTGTTACAATTTTAGTTGGTTCCCATTCATCACCCAAAGTTCTTACACGTTCAATGTAACAATCTGTATCTCGTGTGAAATTATTAACATCTATGGGTGCTTGAATAACATAACAAGCAGAACCTAAAGTTCCTTGGAAGTTTTCATTACCATCAAACACACGTGGGTTTTTAATAATACCAGCTTGACGATAGTCGTTTTCTACAATAACACCTTGGTTCAAATCGTTAGAGATATTTGAGTAAAACATCAATGAACGTGCATATAATTCTTCTGGGGAGTTTTTACCATGCCCACCAAATGGAGAAATAACTGCTCTTAATGACGCACCCTGTCCATTACCTGTAACTTTAACGTTTGCATACGTGTAGTTCTGTCCACGATTTGTAATATTAACTTTAGTGATAGCGTTAGTGATTGGGTCGATAGTTGCAGTTGCAGTAGCACCTTCACCATCACCTTCGATAGAGATATTAGCAACACCATATGAATAACCACCAGAAATGATAGCAATAGCATCAATAGTTCCTGCTGGAGTTAAGATTTCATTATTAGCTTGCTGTGAAGAAATAGAACCTAAAGATAAGTCTGCCACTAGAGCAGCACCCTCGCCATCACCAGAAACTACTAGATTAGCTTTAGTATAACCAATACCTGGATCATCAACAGCGATATAAACAATTTGTCCACCTTCAATAATAGGTACAATTTTCGCCTCAGATTTTGATGTTAAGAATTGAGCTTCAGCACCCTCACCAGTAGAGTCATTGAATGTAATAGTTGGAGTGTTAGAATAACCAGCACCATATCGTAATGTTGAGAAACCAGTAGCTGGAGTTCCATCTCTTCTTAAAGAAGCTGGAGTTCCAAGATATTCTAATGTAGCTGATCCGTTAGTTGTGCTACCAGAAGTATGAGATGGAGCAGTACTACCAGTAGTTCCAGCAATAATGACTTTATACAATCTATTTGAAACATAAACAGTAGTATTTGCAGAAACTGATGTGTTAGCTACCCATGCTGGGGAAGAAACAACTGTACCTGATGTGTGCACAGGTATTAGCGAACCAAGAACTCCATTATCCACAACTGTGTACAGATTTGTTCCTTGTGAGAACTGTTCATTGGTATAAACTGTTCTAAATGATTCGAATGGAGTTCCGAATGTTACAGTTGGAGGAGAAGTATAATCTTCTCCTGAATTTACGATATATGTAGAAATAACTTTATCAGCATAAAGTTTTGCTTTGGCTAAAGCATATTGTCCGTCACCAGTTAATGTGATCTCTGGTGGTTCAATATATCCGCTACCTGGAGTAATAACAACTACTTCTTTAACACCACCATATAAAGTGATACTATCAATAATACCTGTTTCGACAATAGCAGAAGCCACTGCACCTGCTCCACTACCACCAGTAATAGAAACTGAAGGGCTAGTGTAGTTCGACCCACCATTAGTTACAGTGATTCCAGTTATTGGAGAGCCACTAAGAACTGGTGTTAATACAGCACCTGACCCAGAAGGGTCAGATACAACGATAGTTGGAACAGAAGTGTATCCAAATCCTGGGGTGACAATTGTAACTGCAGTGATAACACCTGCAACTACAGTAGGTATAGCAGAAACTCCACTACCACCACCGCCACTAAAAGATAACTGAGGGGAAACATATCCACTACCACCATTAGCTACGTTAATAGATGTTATAGTAGATGTTCCGATACTAGCAACAGCAACTGCACCAGTTCCTGTTGAATCTGTGATTGTTACAGTTGGAGCAGAGGTGTATCCAACTCCAAAGTTTGTGATATTAAACCCAGTGATGTTTTTAGGATTAACAACATTAACATCACCTCTAACAGTACTACCAATGTATTTTAGAGCACAAGTTCCATTAAGAACTGTTCCAAATTTATGATTTGGTTCTACTGTACCAGTAGTTCCTGGGGTAACCACTTCATAGAAATTTCTTTCGGCACTGAATAATTTTTGTCCAAGATTAACAAGAGTGTTTGTAGACCATGTAGAAGCATTTGTTACAGGGTCTTGAAATGTTATTGTTGGATTATCATAAGCAGTTCCAGCAGATACAACAACAACGCCATTTAAGAATAATGGATCTGATTCAAGATATCCATCACCAGTTACATTAATAACTGCTGAAGTATAATCTTTACCTTTATTTGTGATATAGATGTTATCAATTTTTCCGTTAGAGTAAAAACTACTAGTTAAAGCAGAAACTACAGGGATGTGGGTATCAGTAACAAACTTGTTACGTAAATTAATCGGAATGTTATACATAAACTTCCAGAC